ACCACCAAGACCCATTTGCCCAGCAGCCGTTAATCCACTTTGTGTCGCTTGCGTTTCAGCTTGTTGAGCCGCAGGACTTTCTGAATAAGATTTTATCCATTCATTTTGAAGGGCGGCAGGGTCTTTAAGTTTATCAAGCATCTCCTGCAATGCGCCATGACTTTCCTGACCCCATTGGTTATAAGGCTGCTGATATCCCTTTCCTTCATTATAAAAATCATTGGATTGACCATAATATTTATCAATTTGATCCTGAGCCTTACCATAAGGCTGACCAGGGTGCATAAATGTTGAAAACCAACTCATATCTAACTCCCTGTTATGGATATGCGGCTGTTGTAAATTTTACCAGAGTTCCACTTATTTTCCCTACATATTCATTATTGTCGGTATCGTATAAAATTGATCCGTCTGGCAAACCTGTCAATGCAGCAATCTCTTCTGCTTTATATTTTGGAGCAGCCAGAAAATTAAATCCCTGCTCTACATTGCTCCCAATCTCATTAAGCGTATCAACCAGTACACCAAGCCATTGCTGAAATGGAAAGTCAAAATCACTGTTATTAATGGGTGCTGCATCTATCCTGTCTAATGAAAAGGTCAATTAGCACCTCCACTGGCACGTCTGGTACTTCGAACCGCACCAAGAATTACTATTGGCGCACTGCTCACACAAACCAGTTTGTAACAACGATTTCGACTGATGGCCAATTCATACCAACGCATACGCCATCGATATTGACCCAATTGGCTAAATGGCCTTAAATCCCCCGGATAAAAAGTAACGCCACCATCATCAGAATAATAAAGCTCCAAATAAGGCTTAAAGAGCGCATTGTAATGGTTATCGTCAAAGGTTGGCGTGTTAGAGCCTTCGGCGATAATAAAGGCATTGTCTTCGGTTAATAGATAAACAGGAGACAGTGGAGTACTGGCTTCATCAACAATAAAAACCGTATTATTAAAGGGAGCCTGACTTCGATAAAAAGTCTGATCGCCAAAAACAAAATCAATCTCAACGTAATCATCAATAAACTCAGAATAGTCAGGCTGAAAAATTTGCTGTGTGACTAACTCATATCGCATGGGATACTTTAAAAAAGCATCAGGGGCTTGCGGATTAGCTTGTGCGGCATTCCTAAGTTCATTGTAATAAATATTTCCCGCCATCTCATAAATCGCAGTATCATTCTGTACGGTTACCAAATGTGTATTATTATAATACACATGCTTTTGTATACGGTTACGCTCACCATTTAACTCAATGACTCTAGCCCATGTTTTGGTATCAAAATTAAATTCAATGGCATTGGCTGAATCGTATAAATCAAGTATCCCAAAATCCATATATTGACCGGCTAACGCCCGATAAAAAATCGTATTCTCATACTGATACAGAAAGCCGTCCGTATCACCAACAAGAAAAGGATTTAAGTCGTCATCACTGGCCGTTTGTTCAAGCAACACATTAATCGCTTGTGTGTCCATATCTTCAGGTTGTCGGCCATCCGATACCATAAAGGTCACAATACCGCTTGTATTTTTGGCAAGCCAGCACATGCGCCCAAAATCAATGGACAGACTTAATGGATCGGCCATCCCAAAGTCAAAGTTATAAGAGGTATTAAGCTTGTATGGAAACTCACGAGTAGCACCAGCAACTGTGATTTGCGTCACAATATTTGCCCAAACATCACATGTGTAATCATTAAAAATATACAATTGGTTATGTAATACACCAAACTGTCTAACCACACCTGATGCTACGGCGTTTAAGGCACTTCCTATAACCGGATCGGTGAAGCAGTTTGAAACGTTAAGATCTGTGCCACCCAAATTAAACTGACTGACATACCAATTAGGAGTATTCATGTCATTAACGACTACACGGCTTCCAAGAACTGCCAAAAACTGAGGTTTAATGCTTGTAATGTTGGTATCAGTTACCATCTGCATGGTCGCTTGATTGCCATTTTCGGTAATAATGTACATATTGGTTTCATCAGTCAAAACCACATACACCAATTTTCCAACGGGCAAAAAGGTCGTCCATATATTGCCTGTTAATGAAACCGTTCCAACCAGTGTTTGATTGTAAAAACTGTCAATATGAAAAACTTCCGTTCCCACCACTACATAAAAATAATTGATACTTTTAAAAATATCTCGTGGTTCGGCATTAAATACAAGTTTATTGGAATTTAAAAAATTGATATGCTTCCTACCCATTGCTGGATACAAAGCCTGTGTTTTCTTGCTATCCTGAACCTTAACGCCATACCAGTTCGCACAATCCATCGAGCCAAATTGTGTGAACCGTTGTTTATTGTAATAACAAAAAATAGGCAACTGTTCGATAGGCATGTCAAATCCCTGCGCGGACTCGCCACGCTCCATTCAATAGAGAAGCCCTGTCTCCTACCACTGACAGATTCACCTCGCTCGCGGACTCCATTATGTCCTTGGCTTCCCGGTACATTTCTTCTAATTTGGGCGTCCATGCGTCAGCGCGTCCCTTGTACATTGCCACGTCCTTCGCTACTGCGAAAAGAAAATACCGCTGATAATAATCGGGCAATACATTCATCAAATCATTTGATGTCAAAGCATCTAACTGAAATTTTCCCCTCAGATAAAATTCAAAAAACTGGCTTGGTGCCGGATAAATTTGAAGATTAACAATTTCTGTGTCATTAAATTGCAATATAAACCTTGGCAATCCCTGCAAAGGATCGTATTTAAAAGATGCCAAAAACTCATCCCTTGATTCTGGTATCAATGGATAGGTGACACCATCCAACAGTAACCAGGCACTTTCTATATTGGCAAGACGTCCAATAGCTATATCAGGCGTAGGAACATAAGTAGATGGCCCCACCGTAATATAGTTCGTATTGCTTCCCTGACCTATTGCAAGCGGAATATTGACGGTTTTTGCAATGGTCAACATCAATCCTGTCGCTGCATAAGCCGACAACAATTGGTTCATTACCAAAATACAGAGCTTTTCATCATCCCCATGCAAGGGAATAACAGGATTAGAGGCAGAAATTAACCTGTAAACCTGAAAACAAAAGTCTCTTACGGTATAACCAACGGGAAAAGCCATTTACATTCCTTGTTCGGCAATATTCGGTTCTATTCGGTCACATTCGGCAATATTCGGTTTTTGTTTTTTCTCTTTTTTCTTCTTTATTGGTATTGGCACGTCCTCTTTGCGAGAAAACCACTCGCCGCTTGCTAAGGATGATTCATATTCATACCAATTATTGACCAATTTTTCTTTGAATTCTGGTTTGCTGTTGTAACCTGTTAACACCTTAAGTCCGTAGACATAAGCTCTAAAAAACTGTTTTTTTATTCTTACTCCGTTGTAAATCACTGTGTCTTCAAGCATGAAACACTCCAAATCTTAAAAAAGGGGCAGTTTCCCGCCCCAGCAGCACTTATGAACAAATACGAACTGCAAACTCTGGGTTAATGGCCACACCGCAGATAACGTCAATCCTGTCCAACTGTTCGTAGTTTCGGATATCAGCACCAAGCGAGTAGGTCATTGCGAGCTTGTATAGATCGGAATAACGAGTCACCGCCTCAACACCACCTTTCAGTTCCTTGATAGGAGGGGCTGCAAACACAATCGCTTGTGTGTGATAAGCAAGGGATACGTTATGGCTTGCACGCAATAACATTTGAGCACCATTCGGAATGGCGGCAGAAATGTTTTGCCTGGCGCCGGATATCACTATCGTAGGATTAACAGGGATAACCGCATTACTACCATCGGACGTAATTACTTGAGCGGTTACAACAAATTGCGCACCCTGTATTAATGGCTGATAAGTCAGCGGGTTAACCATAAAGACACCTGCCGAAGAATCGACTTCGATGATGTCCCCTATATTGAATACAACAGTCCCGGGAGCTTGCCCAAGTCCTGTCACGTCAATCGTGTTACCGCCTGTTATTGGGCCATTACTCACGGTTCCTGCAAGCAAAAATCCAGCAGGTGGCGAGCCGCCCAATTGTCCAGCACCTGCAATTTGACGGTTTAGGAAGTTGGTTTTAAAGAAGTCAAAGCCAGATAGATGACCAATAAAGCCGTCAATCAAAGCACCTGTATTTACTGTATTGTTAAACACACCAAACAAGTCGTTAGACAAACCAGCAGCCACACGGGGAGGGACACCGGTATAGCGCTTGCCATCCTCGGGAATACCCAATTCCGTCATATAAGCATCAGCGGTTAGGATGGTATTAAAGTCCACTGGCACGCCTGGTGTTCCAACTGCTTGATAGGTTTGCAACTGGAAGTTTTGGTTTGCAATAAAGCCTTCCACCAAGTTTGCAAGGCGTTTCGCACGAGGGGCGTTTGCCATTTCAAGGTAAGGTTCATCACGTGCGCGATCAAATGTCAGTTCGAAGCCTGAATATTCGACCATGGTACGGAATTGTTTGGAGATGGTAAGCGGGCGTATTACCTGAACACGAGACTCGGAGGTAGCAGTGGCACCTTCACCAGCCAGATAGCGCTCTTCAAGCCTGTAGTTAATGGTTTGACCAGTAGCAAAGCGCAGATTTTTGAAGTCGCCTTCAAGATTTCGGTTTGCAGTACGTGCGAACGACAAACTGTTCCAGAATCGAACAAATACGTCGTCCAACACATACTGGGTTTCGCGAAAAACATTCATAGCCATAATCATGTACTCCCTGTACAAAGAAAAATGAATTAAAATTGAGTAAACTTTTTACCATTTGTCTTTGCGGGGAGACGTATACGCGCTATGTTTTTCGCAAGTAACGGGGTCTTGCTGTATCACCGTTATTGGTCAGATTACTGCCAGCTTGTTATTTTGTCAAATATTATCTTCTTCTTGCATTAAGCGCATCACGCCGTTTCTTGTCGGCCTCATGCAGTCTGTCTTCGATCGTTTCCTCTTTGGCTTTAGATTTCGTGGCTCTGGGTTGCGAGTCATCACTATCGCGGGTCAAAGGCCGTGGTGCTTTGGTAGGACTTGCATTTTTGCGCATACGTTCTTCAAGTTTTCCAATTTCTACCATTTGAGAATAAGGATCGGTAAGTCTTGAAATACGTTCCAATTCTTGTGG